TTCTTCTACATCATTGCTTTTCTTATAAATATTAGAAACTATTTTATCCTCTCCTGAATAACCTACAAGAACTGAAGGAGAAAATATTACTTCCAACTTCTTATTCTCTGTTGCAAACTCTAATTGATTATCAAATATCCTATTCCCATAAACTAAATTCCACTTCTTTTTATATTGCTCATTGTAAAAATCTGCATCTGATTTATAATTATACTCATAATATCTTGCATTAGTTTCACTCATTGGCTTGATAGTGATAGGCTTTGCTCTATTCAATTTATCTGACCAATCATCATAATAAGTTAAATCATAAAAATCAATGTAAGGAATGATATTAAGATGCTTTGATTTGTATTTATCTTCAACAACCATAAGATTAAACATCTTCATTATGGAAGTAAAGAAATCTTTTTGAAATATGTTTTTAGGTATTGTATCATTTATTTTAATAGTGTCATCATAATTGTAAAGAATGAAACTATCAGGCTCTGCTTTAATATTTAATTGAGCATTATCTATAATAATATCAAATGCACAATCCCAACTACCATCTCTAATATTTCTAATATCAACAAATATCTTCTCTCCCTCATTTATAGTAGATACAACATCAATCGTAACATTAAAATCTAAATAATCAGGAGCAGCACTAACTCCATTTATTGTACCATTAATAAATCCTTCATAAGTTCCTAATATAATTCCATTGTCATTCATTATCCTTAACTGAACAGGTGGAGCAGTATTATACCATATAGCAGTATATCCTGTAATATCCCAAGGAAAGAAACTCTCTCTTTGTGGCAAATATAATTGAGTGCTTAATTTATATGATCCTTGAATAAATAAAGTTGTCTTTGTAGTTATTGGAGTTACATAATTTGATTCAAAATCTGTTGATGTATAAGTAAATCCATTTACATAAGGTGGAACATTCCACTCAATCAATCTATCAAATTGCCCATTTCTACCAACTGATTCATTATAAGTTTCTGATGCAATTGCTTCAACATAGTTTACAATACCTCTCTTTTGTAATTCAATATCATTGTTAGGTATTATTAACCTTCTGAAGAATTGAGTATCAAAGAATAATGAATCATAAGTATATCCTGCATCATTTATTATCTTTTGCATATATTCTCTAACAAATAATGCCGGTCTGAATGCTCTATATGAATAATCGTGTTTATTATCTGATACCAATCCATAGTCAATCAATGGATAAATACAACCTGATCCATATTGTTTATTTACTGAATTAATATTAGTATAAGGAAAATGCTCATTTATTATTGTACCATCTAATATAACTCTTGTTCTTGGAGCAAAAAAACTTCCAAAATCAATACCTAATACTTTATAAACTCCATTATTACTTGCAGTACCTGATATTAATATCTGATCTCCAACCTTTATTTTTGTTAATTTAACTCCATTAATTGTAAATCCATGAATAGTTAATGCAGGAAATCCACTTGTAAAATATGCATCCTGACTTAAATATTCATATTCAGCATCCCAACTTCCAAAGATTGATGAAAGATTATAATCATTATCATAAGCACTGAAATCAATATCTTCTATTCTCTTATTGCCAAGTGCTGAAACAAATCCACCTAACTCTCCAAACAAAACAATCTCATATTCAACATTTACTCCATCAACAACAATACTCATTAACCTCATTACTCCCTTCATCACTTGCAAACCATTCATCTCAATCATTGCCTTAGCCGACTTGGAAGCATTGTAATTGTAGAATACATTTGGATTATTGTCATCAGTAAGATTGCTATTGGTAAATTCAAAGATGTTACCAAATATCTTATTGTTCCTTGCAGTACCCGGTATTATAATTGTTTTAGTAAATGAAGTTGATTTACTATCAATGTTTACAATGTCATCAATGGAATAAGTTATCTGATTAGTTAACTCTGCATTAATATCTAACTCCTGATTTTCAATGAATATTCTTGTCATCTTCTTGTTGCACTTCTTTTTTGATTAAGTTCAATCTCTATTTCCAATGTTTTTAGCTTAGATGAAATCCTCTGTATAAATTCATAGTTAGTATTCTTTATAGTTACAGGATAGAAATAATTTGCTCCATTATTTCTCTCTTGTAAATAAATCAATGGAGAATAAATCAATTCAGCCAACCATCTATATTCTGCATCAGTAGGATAGTTCATCATTAATTTCATGGAGTAATCCATGTTCTGTGCATAGTTCACTTTTGTTTCTCTGTAAATTTCATTGTTATCCATGTACTGAATGTGAGTGCCACCAATATTTGTAACATCCCAACCTTTCTTTTCAAATGCTTTTCTTGTTACTGCCATATTTAACTTACTCACACAATCAAATCTTGCAGTATCAAATACTCCTGCTCCATTCATAAAGTGCAATAATCTTGGCTCATGGTTGCCTTTACATACCATATTAACTCTAAACTCTTCCCCTGCAAAAGTTCTAACTACATAATATTTAGTATTTTCATCTATTAAAGCACCTCCATTTTCTATATTAATTGAATAAGGTGAAATATCTAATTGATAATAATTAGTAGTATTATTTATTCCTATATGCAATTCATTACCTAAACTTGAAGATCCATCATTTAAATACACATCAATATATAATACCATTGTATCAAGTTCATCTGAGTTTAATCCTACATATAAATGTTCATGATCATCTGTATAATCTTCTACAAAATATGTATTAGCCTCTAATGGTCTATTAGTTATGAATTTTAGATTGTATGATTGATACAATGATTGTTGCTTACCCCATGCATTAGGAACATAATTGAAAGAGATTGTTTCTCCTGATGCCATATTTAATTGAGTAATTCCACTATATCCTATATTATAATCTTCGCCTATTTCAACTGAATAAGGGCAACCTATATTGTAAGATTGTAATTCATTTACTAACACACTATCAAAAGAATTACCATTAAACCAATCTATTACTAATTCATTTCTGATAATATTACTTACATCAAACCAACCATAATTGCTATTTGGATCAGGGAATACCTTAGCAAGTATTATTGATTCTCCAAGATAGTTTTTAACTTCAAACACATACTTGAAATTATCAAGTGCCACATTATCACTCAATGCTCCCCAAATTAACTGCTCATTAATTGATGACCAATCCGGTGGTATGTTTACATCTGTAATTGCCATTATATTTCTTTTAATCTTATAAAAATATCCTTATTAAATGCATCAACAATTTTAGCATCTACATCTTTGAATGTCTTTGCAATAGCTTCGTCTAAGTAATCTGTTCTTTTAATTCCTACTGCTTTAATAATTCCTATCAATGCATCTGCCTGTTTCTCTATATCTGACTTCTTACTTGTTTTAACTTTCCTTTCCAATCCTTCTTTGGCATACTTTACATTCCTAACCTTAGCCTTCCCTGATTGAATATATTTAATAATGTTTTTCCTTCCATCTGCACTCATTCCAAATGATTTGAACTTATATGGAGATGAAGGTGCATTGCTATTCTTTACAACTCCCTGAACTCCCTGATTGATAAAATCAGCATAATAGTTCATATACAATTCCATTGTCTTTTTCTCTCCTTCACTGCCAAACTTGAACACAAAGTTCTCATCACTTATCAATGATCCTGAGGCTACTAATCCTTTTGCCCTTACTGATTCAGCAATATTAAGTTGTAATTCTTCTCCTAATCTTTGAAGTTCATCCTGTATTGCCTGACCTTCTTTAAGAAGAAACTCCTCACTACCTCCTGTCCATTTGAATCCTTCTATATTGTTCTTCATCTACTTCTCTCTTTAATTTCAAATATGTTAAATCGTTTAAAAATTGTAAAGTAGGTAATTCATATACTTCATTTAAACTGATAGCTTCAAATTCTGATACCACTTTGGCGGAGTAAACCCAACCAAAGATTTTTCCAAAATTCTTTGCAGCACTTCCACCTTGATCCCCTCCTGATTCTTCAAAGAGAATAGGGAACTTTCCATTGACTTCCATAAAAGAGCGTAAAAAAAAACCGCACATTGATAAGCAATATTAAAATCTGCATGTAAGAAATCATCTGCATACTTGCTATGATCCTCTGCTTTGAACTTCTTTAACTTCAATCCATTCCAACTCCATGCCATTGGAGTACACATTGTTGCCATAATCAAATGAAGATTAGGTATAACATCTTTGCAATATGTTGCCATCTCTACATATCTACCGGCATTCAGTTGTTCAATATCCATGTTTAAGAAATACCATCTGCCATTTGCCTTAATGATATTCTTAGGTTTGCCATTGATTAACTCTTTGTCAAAGCCTTCAAATGACTTATTAATTTTATGACATAATTTATTGAACTCACTTGTTTTCAGTTTGGAAACAGAGAACTCACTCATATCAGCAAACACTTGTACAAGCATAATTGCCTTATCAAGTTCATCCATTTCCTGATTCTGAATCTGATATAATTGTTGAAACTTTTGAATTGTCATCATTATATTATGGCATTTTTTGATTTAATTATATGTATCTGTAAATTCCTGTATGTTTATTTTTATCCCTGCACTTGACTGCAAGTGCTAAAGCATTCACACAATCATCATGAAATCCTGATGGAGCATTGTACCTAACTCCTGTTGCAGTATATTGATATTCAAAGATGTTTAATTCATCTTCTATTATTCCTGAAGGGAATGCAACATCATTATTATGAATCTTAGAAACAAGCAATTCCATTAGTTGCTGCTTTGATGAAGATGTGTATTTGAATCCTTCCATCTGATAGAAGTGCTTTTGTAGATCTTCAGTAATGGCATCTCCAACTCCGGTTGAATCTATCATAATCGGTTTGTTCCTGTCAATCTGTAATATGGTTTCTTTGGTTTGTTTCCAATCTTTTTGGAACCTTTGGAAATGAGTAACAACTCCGTTAGCATCCAAACCAATAATGACAGACCAATCATAAGACTTTGCCAAATCAATACCATAATAAGCAGTAGTTTCATTTGATAGTGGTTTTATACATGATTTAATTTTATCAGAGCCAAAAGGATTAGCAGCATTCTCCATAGGATTTGCCATGTATTCCTGCTGAAATACCGGATTAGGTAATAGATTCTTTGCTTCATCAACTTCGCCTTTGTCAATATATGGATTATCATATGTTGTGAATTTAAATGACTTCCAATCAGGAGTGCCATCCTTCATGAATAGAGAATAAAAATAGTTCTTTCCTTTAGGAGTAGAAAGAAATAATGCTCTTCCTTTGTAATCAGTTAATGTAGGTCTGATTGAATTTAACCAACCTTCCTCTAAGTTAGGAATGAATGATGCCTCATCTATTACAACAAAGTGAAACTTCCTACCTCTTAGGTTATCTAATCTTTCGCCTGTAAAAAATTCAATACTTCCACCATTGGGAAATGGAATGATAAGATCAGATTTGTTTGATTCAAAAGGAATGAGTTGAATTAACTTGGCAAAGAATGTTCTTGCAAGTTGATAGGTAGGAGTGATGTAAGCTACCTGTTGCCCTTTGAATGCAGCAAGTATAATTTCTATTTGAGCAAGCTCTGATTTGCCAAACCTTCTGCCACAAAGTACAACCCTGAATCTTGTTGAATCGTCAAGGATTATTTGTTGGTTGGTATGTGCTTCAGGTAATACTATCTGCATATTATAATTTATCCTAATTCAATTTAAGGCTATTTTAAGGCGATTTAAGGCACTTTTGCATTTTCTTGATAGATTCCTTACCTTTTCAATTAGAATCCTTTAAATCAATCCTAATTGCTTTATACACTTATTCAAAGGTTAATGTGTTATATCCTGCACTTATTCGTATCA